CCCCAGATAGTGCAACCCTCAATGCGTTCCCATGTGCCGCCGATAAAGCTTGCCGGGGATGTGGGGTCGTTGCTGGCCCAGAATTTGATTCTGGCGAGGTCTTCTTCTCGCTGGGCGGCGAGAGCTTTCAATGCCTTCTGTGCGTTGTTGACCTGTTTCATCAGGTAATTGTACCCATGCTGGTCATCCAGGCCGGCTTCTGCGCCGGTCGGGGCGATGATCTGGCCGGATGTCCAATTTTCCGGGAGATCAGCGGGAAGAGGAATGTTTTTCAGGATATCATCCGCCATAAAGCAATGTTCCCTCCTTGAAGATAATGGTGTGTTTGAACTTTGTTCTGGATCTGGTATCAACGCTGACACCGTCCTGTGTGAGGGCGGCTCCGAACGCATCTTGCGCGGAGATTGCAGAGACTTTTGTGATCTTTTCCGAGGGCAGAAGCTCATACTTCAGCGTGACTGCCGCACCGGAAAGGCTCTTTGCGAGGTTCGGAACGGTATAATCATTGTTCAGCTGCACCATGTTGATGTGATCCGCCAGGTACGAGGCTAGGCTTGCCAGAAACAGCGGGGTCACAGATGCAGAAGCGGGCGCGGCGGCCGTCACCGGGACAAAATTATTTTGTCCCGGTGACGCAAAGGCATCCTTGCCCAAAAGCCAGCTGCCCAGAAGATAGTGATACCGGCTTCCGCTTGCCAGCACGGTGTCTGCTCCCTCCAGAACGGAGAGATTTACGTCCACGTCCGTTTTTTCGGTAATGCCGAAATAGCAGTCCGATGCGTACAGCGTTTCTCCCGCATCGTTCAGGAGCTCGTAATGGGTAACGGCTGAATTACCTGCCTCCGGTTCAATGGACGCTTCCAGCTTCAGGTTCTCACCCGCGATCATCAACGTTTCAGAACCCACCTGCAGTGTCGCAGATGCAATGACACTTTTCAGCGGTTTCACGGTCGCTGCGCGGTTGAGCCGTGCCGTCGTGGCAAGCTCTGCCGCTTTGTGGGCCACGTCCAGAAGAAGCGTCCGCTTCAGTGTCGGCGATGCAGCAGCTTTTGCGGTCGTCCATCCTCCGAACTCAGCAAACGGCTTTTTCCCAAGGGCCCAGCCGCCCAGCCGATACTGATAATTGTATTTCTGCACATCGACCTGCTCTGTGATCAGTATCCCGGTCTTGAGGTACGGCATACTGATAAAGACGATGTGAGCGGGTTTGATCTTGTTGATCAGGTGCGTCACCTCGTCGTAGTACGACTGGTTCTTTGCGCTCGTCGCAAGCCTCAGCTCGTAGAGCGGGTATGTGATGGAGCACGTCCATTCGCCCGAGCCAATCAGCTCATCCAGCTTCTGATACAGAAACCCCAGTGTGTAGGGCGGGCGGGTCGCAATGCGGGTCATTACACGCTGCCGGCGGAACGCCAGAGATTCCTTTTCCGGGACAGCCACGATGTGAAACACCTTTTCCCACTGTGCAACGGAATCCTCGTCCATGGTCTGGAAAAAGAAGTTGCTTTGGACCCCTTCCACGGAACCGGCCAGCAGGTCAAATTCTGCCTTTTCGGCATCACAGATCTGCTGGTAATCCTGCACTTCTCGGTAGATGGGCGGCAGCAGCGGCAGCAGATCGTGCGAGAGATCAAGCTTCATGTAGCGTCACCGTCCCAACCACAGGGACCTGCTGCCGTTCGCCGGTCTCTGTCAAAATCAAATCGTCCGCTGCTCCGTTCAACAGGACGTTTGTTACGTTTACCACGCCCTCTGCCGTGATGATGGCCGCAGATACGCGGGCCGTGTAGACGTTGGCGCTGTATTCAATGCTGGTTTTGCTGATATTGGTCTCCCAGCTTTTCCGCACATTGAGCAGATATGCCTCCAGCGCCTCCCGTACCGCGGTGCGAACTGTATCCAGCGAGTAGCTGGGCAGGAGAGTCACCGATGCAGTGACCGAAACTTCCAGCTTCTCCGGGGCCGTGATCGTTGCCTTTGCACCGATGGGCGCAAGACCAAGCCCCTGCCCGGAGTTCGGCACCGGGTCGATGGCGTTCTGAATGGTCTGCACAAGGTCGGTGGATGCAGGCAGCCAGTCCGCACCCAGAACGGAGCAGAGCACCGTGCCGCCGCCTCTCCATGTCGGGTATACCTGCACAGCGCCCACGCCGTCCAGCTTCTCGATTTCCTCCTTGTACTGCGCCACATTGCCGCCAAAGGAACGGCTGTTCATCGCCGCCTCGATGCGGGCGCGGAATTCGTCATCGGTCTCGGTCTCGTCTCCGGGTGTCAGGATATCCGAGATCCGGGCAGAAGTCAGGCCCTGAATGGTGTCGATGGGGAGGATAGGGCCGGTGTAGTCGTTGCCGATGGTGCCGGGCGTTTCGGCCAAAAGGCGGTAGGTGTGCCCAGAACCCAGAGCGGACAGCGCAATAAAGTTGATACTGTCCTCGCCGTTGATGGTAGAGAACCGGCTGCCCAGCGGGATATCAATATTGCACTCGCCTTTTCGCACCGCCGCCGTGGCCTGCTTGCGGGTAACGCTGGCGATGGGGGCCAGCAGATCCAGCGCTCTGCCGGTAGCCGTCCGGAAAAACGCCTGCCGCTGCACCATGTTCAGGGAAAGGAAGAACCCCTCAAAGACATAGGCGGCGGGAGAAAGAGCCGTTGGGATGGGGCTTGTGTCCCGCTTGTCGTAGTCGTCCGGGATCTGAGACAGCATATAGTCCAGAATCGCCCGGTACTGTGCGGTAGAAAAATCGATCATGCTGCGGTGTTCACCTCCGTGCTTGCCTGCATTTCGCCGTAGATCGTGGAGACGGTAAAGGATGCTGTCAGGGCCTGTCCCTGCACCGTGTAAGAAAAGTCCTTCACGCCGGTCACCCGGTCGTCCACGGTCAGGGCCTCTTCCAGGCGGCGCTGCAATTCTGCCGCCACATAGCCCGGGTCTTGCCCCAGCAGCCCCTCCCACTCCATGCCGCTGTAAGAGCGGAAGATCTGCCAGCGATAACGTTCCACGTTCAGAATGATATTCACGGCCTGTTTTACAGCCTCGTACCCATCGCATTCCCCGGTGATGCGGCCAGATGTCTGGTCAATGAACCAGGTTCTGGACGGCTGAGAAACGTACTCTACGCCGCCGGAAAGGTCGATGGACGATCCTGTAGGAAGCGTAGCCATTACGATTCACCTCCGTATACTCGGGAAAGCACAATGAATTTCTGGCCGCTCTGAACGCGGAGGAGCAGCACCTTGTCCCCGGCTTTTAGGGCCGGGTTCAGGATGATGTACTTTTTGTCCTTGCTCAAAGGCAGCGCAGCGCCGTTTTCCCAGCCCACAAAGTTTTCTGCCTGCACTTTTGCATCAAATCCATCCGGCAGGGCCGACCACTCCGTGAAGTAGGGCGGAGCCGTGAATGCGTCCTCGCTGGGGCCGGACGGTGTTGCGTGATTGTGCTGCAGGATCTTGATCTCATGCCGGTGGCGCAGGATGGGGATCTTCTTTTCAATAACAGGCTCTGCCAGATAGAGCACAGCCTGCTTCAGCGGGGCCATTGCTTCACTGATCTGGATCTCCAGCTCATCATCATCCGGCGGGGCCTTTGTCACTGTGCCGATCTGCAGGTCTGTGGGCTGCCCGGCATCGTTGGTCTGCCGGTAGATCTCCTGCAATACTGCCAGTAAATCCACGTTTCTCCCTCCTTACAGTGCTTTTGCTTCCAGCTCCATGGTGTGCTCGTCATTTTTGAAGGTGTGCTCCACCTTTTCCAGCATGACATACCGTTTGAACGGTTCGCCGTCCAGATCGGACAGGTTCACCAAAATCAGTGCCCCCGCCCGCAGGCCCGGCACGCCCAGAGAAGAGAACTTGAGCTGCTGCAATACCCGGTTGTAATACTCCAGGCTCACTTTCGCCTGTTCCTGTACCTGGGCATCATTGGCAGCCTCGTCCACGGTCTGATACAGCTGTAAAAGGCCCCACTTCCCGATGTGCTCCGAATCCTTCATCACAAATACATCCGCCTTTCCCGTCTTCTGATTGGGCCGGGCCAGCTTGATGCTGTTGTAGGTCTGGGTGTCGATGGAGGAATCAAAGGTGTAGTTCGTCATCAGGCTGTAATCACCGATGACGATATCGGTTTTCAGGTCGTTGGCCTCCTTGATGGCCAGTCCGTCACCGGAATCGTAAAACACATAGACCTTGCCGGTGTTGAGCAGGGTCTTTTGCAAGGCGGTGTTGATGATGTCGATGCAGCTTTTGTCCTGCATGATGAGGGAGGGCAGCTTATAGCCGGTGTCCGCCAGTTCCCCCACGTCCAGCTCAAAGTCCTCTGCAATCTGCCGGATGATGTCCCCGGCACTTTGGCCATAGAACGAATAGCTGGCATTGGCCTTGAGATACCGGATGCGGTCATAGCAGACCACGTCCACCGGCCCCCAGCGGTCAAAGCCACGGCTAAACACCCAACCGTAAAACTGAAGCTGACCATTCACAGAAAAGCGGATCACGTCTCCCTCTTCCAGCTTGGATTCCGGGGTGCGAAGATAGGTAAAGGTCAGTTTGCCCGGCTGACCGGTGCGCTGGGTAGACCAGACCACCTGCGTGGTGCTGTTGGTCAGGTTCAGGGTGTTTCCGGTGGCTTTCTGAGCGGCCAAAAGCTCATAGGTCATTTTTCCACCTCCTGCAGGCTGTTCTCCGGCATCCAGCCCAGCACAGTGCCGCCGGTGTCTGCCACGCAGACGGGGCAGGGCCGGGAGCGGTCGATGATGCGCCGCACCACAACGATCTGGCCATGGATGCTGGTCAGAACTTCCTCCCCGCTGCCGGTGCCGTAGACTTTCCCGGTGGCTTTCCGTCTGGCCCCCACAACAAGCTTGTCTGCGGGGGTGCTTCTGGTTGGGGTCAGAGAGAGCTTTACAGAGCCTGCCGCATCTGCCGCAGTGTTTACCGCCGTGACTGCCGAAACAGCCCGTGCGGCCACGCTGGCCGCATCAGAGATGATGCTGGCCGGGGAAAAGGTTCCGGTCTGGCCAGCGCCCTGCACAACAGCCCTCTGTGGGGAGTAATCCTTGTACTCGGTCAGGCTCAGGTCAAAGTAGAAATCCCCCGTCTCCGCGCCGCGCTCCTCTGCCTTGAAGCTGGTAACGAGGCACCGAAAGCCCAGGCTCGGCCCCAGGAACGGTACGCCGTTCTCATAGAACCGGACGGGCGTGTAGACGATGGGGGACTTTTTCTTCATGGCGGTGGTGAAGAACGCCATATACACCGCCGGGGGCAGATGAATGCCGGTCTGGCCAGGCATCCGCCGCCCGGGCAGCAGGCCCGAAATGGACACGGTTCGCAGGTTCGGCGTGCGGGGCTGCATGGTAGGGCCAAGGCCTAGCACGTTATAGTTTCCGTTGTCAGCAGAAAGGGTCTCCGGCAGCTTTTCCGGATTGATGGGCAGGGCAATCACCGTTGCGCCGCTGGAAAAATAAAGTTTGTACAGGGACATCTCTTTCTCCTTACTGCACGGTGACGGTGCTGCCTGCGTTCATCAGATCCACCAGAACGTCCCGCAGGGTGTCCGCGAGGTTCCGGGCATCCTTTTCGGTGTCGCCGGTGTTCTGCCCCTGCACGGTGATCATGGGGGTCTGGCTTGTCAGGTTGACGTTATTGACGTACTTGCGCTCCGCCACATCCACCAGCATCTTGATCTGCTCATCGGACAGGTCAACGGTTTTTGCGATCTTGCCGGTGTTCTTGTCGATGTTGCCCAGCAGGTCTTTCACGTCTGCCGCCTGCGGAATTTCCAGCTCTCCCGTGCTGGTGCCCATAAGGCCGGATTTGCCGAGGTTTGCGCCCCAGTTATAACCGGTTTTGTAGGACTTGCCCAGGTCGAAGTTCTCCCACGGCTTGATATACTCTTTGTACCCGTTCTGTTTGATGGTCCAGTTCCGGCCATATTCCAGCTTTCCGATGAGCTTATCGATTCCGGATGTCATGTTCACTTCCGCGCCCGGAATCATGTTGATAAGGCCTTCCAAACCCTGCGCTACGTTCTGGACGTACTTCAGGATGGTAATGGACATATCATAAAAGAGAACATCAATTGCTGTGATTGGGTCATTGAACGCATTGCCCAGAAAGTTCACAAATGCGGCAAAGCCATTGTGTAGCGGAACCAATGTACCGTTGAGGATGAATGCTCCCATCGTTGTAAAAGCTCCGGTGATGATTCCTGTGGCCGAAATGCTGGAACCGGTCAACTTGTTGAATGCTGCCACGCCGCCATACAGAGCGGCCACCAGCACCAGAACTGCCGCCGCAGTCAGAGCGATGGGATTTGCTGCCATAACAGCGTTATAGAATGCCTGCATGGACGCGGCTGTTTTTGTGGCCGTTGCGAGGATGTTTGTCCAGTTGGCGGCGATCAGGAGCACGCCGAACGCCGCGCCCAGGCTGACTACCAGAGGAATTGCAACATCCAGATTGTTTGCCACCCAGTTGATGGCCGTCAGCAGCGGGTCAAGCGCCCGGACGGCGGTATTGCTTGCCACCGTCCAGACCTGTGCCCAGGTCATAGGGGTCTTTTCAAACTCCTCGTTCGTGTCTTTGGCCGCCGCAAACAGCGCGTTTTTCACAATGTCAGCAGTGATCTGTCCCTGAGAGCCCATCTCGCGCAGCTCACCCACGCTGACTTTCATATAGTCTGCAATGGACTTTGCGATGGCAGGAGCCTGCTCCATCACGCTGTTCAGCTCATCGCCGCGCAGCACGCCAGATGCAAGGCCCTGTTCCAGCTGGAGGATCGCGGCCTGCGCAGACGAACCGGACGCACCGGAAAGGCGCAGCTGCTTGTTCAGCTGCTCTGCGAACTGCACGATCTCTTTGGAGCTGCTGAACGCATCACCGGCCATTGTGCCCAGCTGGGAGACCAGCCCCATTGTGTCAGTGAAGCTGCCCCGGGAGCGCTGGGCCGACTGGTAGATCATCGTTTCCAGCTCTTGCGTGGTTTGCAAGCCGTCGTTCATTCGATCGAGCCGGGCACGCATGGAGACCAGGCTGTCAGACAGGTCAACGGCCTTTTTCAGGCCCTGAATGCTGATATAGGACGCGGCCAGCCGGAGAACCGAAGATGTCAGGGAGTTGGTGACGCTTTGCGCCATATTTTCCTGCTCCTGCAGCCGCTTTGTAGCTGCTGCCGCCTCATCTTTGGCCGTTGCCGCCACACTGGCAGCGTTTTCAGCTGCTTTCATGGATTGGGTCAGGGTCTGCTGCTGCGTTTCCAGCCCTCGGATGGTTGCGCCCAATTTCTCGGTCTGGGCATCCAGCTTTTTGAACGCTTCTGTGTTCTGCTGCCCAGCGGCTACCATTTCTTCCTGCTGTGCCACATACGATTCAAACTTTGCATTCGCAGAGATCAGCTGCCGAGAAACGCTGTTTAGAACAGACTGATAGTTCCGGGCCGCGGTCTGTGCCGCTGTGGTAGAGCTTGATGCTCTCTGTGCGGCCTGAATGTATGCGCCAAAGGAAGAGGAAAACTGATCCTGAAGGACAAGCGTTTCTTGAATTTTAGCCATTTCGTCCCGCCTCCTTCATCCGCTGGGTCTCCTCTTTGTACTTTTCCATGGAGCGCAAAGCAAATGCCCTGACCAGCGCCTTTTCACGCACCGGCAGGGCATCGTACTTGCCCGGGGGCCAGCTGAGGTTAACGAAGCAATAGTAAGCCACCAGCACGTCGATATCCCAGCTGCCCCCGGAGATCAGTTTTTTGCCTCTTCGTCCAGGCTCTTGTCAAAGCCGGAGAGCTTGCTCACGGCATCGATCAGGCGGCCAAACTCACCGGCCAGAAGCATCTTGCCGGGAACCTGAACCGGGTCTTTGGTGCCGTATTTCTCACACAGCTCCGCGCTGCGAAAATCAGGGAAAACAGTAGCTTCCACGATGGTGCGGGCACTCAGCTCGTTGGCATCAATGGAATCCTGCCACTGGCCGTCCACCTTTTTCTGCCGGGTGGCCGCCTTGATGATGGCAGCGTTCTCCTCCTGGGTCAGGGAGCGGATTCTAAAGGGGACGGGTTTGCCGTCCTCACCCAGAAAGCGCTTGGAGATGATGACCTCCTTTTCCTCGCGGGTCACAGCGGGATGCAGAAATGCAGAAAGTGCGCTCATAAAAAATACCTCCTAAAATCAGTTGCTGCCAAGGTTGGCGGGGTCATTGAATGCTTCCAGACGCTTGACGCTGGTATAGCTGAAATTAAAATCATAGTTCAGCATGGCCTCCTCGTCGTCCAGAATGGACAGCGGGATATCGCCGGTCAGCACGCAGCCATAGTATCCCATCACCTGCGCGCCCACGCTGGACGTGGGGTCCTGGTTGGTGATGGTGATGTCAAACAGGTCCTGCACGCCGTTTTCGATATAATTCAGCACCATATCGGTGAACAGGTTGGAGCCGTTGGAGCCGAAATAGACGTTTCCGGTGCCGGTCTGAGTGACACCGTTTGCCTTTTTCTGAACCTTTCGGGTGCCGATGGTCTTCATGTCCGAAGTCTGAATACCCGCGATGGTCTTGATGTTTCGCATACCTGCGGCTTCCAGAATGCGGCCGTTCCGGGTGATGGTGATCTTGCCCTCCGCACCGTTCAGGGTGTCCTGAGCCATTAAATAACTCATCTTTGTTCCTCCTTACGCCACATCCAGAGTGATATAGATCTTGTTGGTGCCGCCCACGGCCTCGATGGCCAGAGTGATGAGCACGGCATCCTTTGCCTCGCCCGCTTCCACAATGACATCGGTCTCGCCGTCAAAGTTCTGGATGCCGCCGGATGCCTGTATCTGATCCAGATATTTGACGATGGCGCTCTTGTACTGGCGGCGGCCGTCCTCGGTGTTGTCCACAATGCCCACATAGCTCTGGGCAAACTGCTTGTACAGGTCGTTGGCGACGGTATTGCACAGCCGCATGGTGCGGTTGTAGCGGTACACCTCGCCGATCTCGCTGGTATAGGTGACCAGAGAGTTGATGTCATACTCCACCCGGACGGTGCCGTCATCGGCGTTGAACACGAACTTTCCCGCATTGATGGCATCCACATACTGGCTGTGGGTCATCTTGGGGGAGATGTCCACCGCGTTTGGAACGGCGGCATTCGTCAGGTCGTTGGCGTAGGTCGCGCCGGAAAGCGCACCGCCGACCCACCAGACGGCTTCCTTCGGGGTCAGGGTGGTTCCATCGTTTATCACCAGACCGCTGCATACATTGACGATAAAGCGGGTGTCAGGGTTGGTGGCATTTGCTTCCACCAGCTGAGAGAAGCGGCCCACTTCAGTGTTCACGCGCTTGATAAAGGTCTCCATCGCGGTCTTTACGGTGGCATCCTCGCCGTCGTACAGCATGGAATCGAAGTTGTAGGGCTCAATGTTCGTCAGGTAGGTGCTGTATGCGGCAGAGTTCACCTCGCCGTCCTTGCCGCCGGAAAGCTGGGTGCCGACATTTGCGGCCAGAGTGCCCGTGCCGCTGAAATCCACCCAGTCATTGCCGGTCAGGTCTGCAACGGTCTTGCCGGTCTGCTGGTCTTTCACCACGCCGTCCACGACGGTAGAGACCTGAAAGCTGCCCTCGGGGCTTGTCAGAGCGGTGACGATCACCACAATGTCATTGCCCCGGGAGCCGGGATATTTCGCAGCTGCCGTCAAAGGGGCGATGGTGCCGGTGGCCTTTGCGCTGTCCGAAGCGGCCGGGCGGTAAAGCAGCAGCTTAGTGGGCGCTGCGGTGCGGTCGGAGCCGCTGAAGATCATGGATGCAAAGCGATTGTGGGCATCGGTGATGTCGTAGCCGGTGTAGGGGGTCAGGTCTTCTCCGGCGGCGATCTCCATCACCTTGCCGACGGGCCCCCAGCTCAAGGGTTCGCAGATCGTGACCTTGCCGCGGTCGCCAACGGTCAGATTCTGCTGGTTCTTGGAGCGAAATTTGAAGTAAATGCCGGGCCGCACCTTGTTCTGTACAGTCCAGGTTCCGCCTGCTGCCATAGGGTATTACTCCTTCCAAAATTCTTTCACAGCGGCCTCAGCCTCTGCGAGGGTGTAAAACGGTTTGTGTAAAACAACAGCCAGAAAATCCGGCTGATACCCCGCGAAACGCGGGTCTTTCAGCAGCACTTCCCGGATGTATCGGGTTTCGTCCTGTTTCATTGGTCCACCTTCTGATTCACGGTCTGGGTCTGCATCTTCACAGCGTCCACGGGCTTTTCCACAAAGACCCGCAGCTCAAACTTATAGTGCAGGCCATCGTCATCCATATCTGTGCTGCGCTCGTAGGTATGCAGGAGTTTTTCCGAATCCGTACCATCGGAATAAGGGAATGTTTCCATGCAGGAATCGAGCGTCTCAGCGGCTTCGTTGTACTGCTGGCGCAGGTCTGTGAGGTTATAGTCCAGCAGATAGGTCAGGTCGAGCCGGATGGTGCGCAGCCAGCGCCCGCCGGGGTAGGGCTTGATGTCACTGCCCCGCTGCTGGATAAACATGCAGGGCGGCTCTACGCCTTGCTGTGCAGGGTCTTCCAACATCTGCACACCGGGCAGGAAGGGATCCAGATACTCCGCCAGAGACCGGGCCAGTGTTGTAATGGTAAAGTTCATTTCAGCATCTCTCCCAGCTTGTTCACGGCTTTTTCTGCCTCAACCCTCACGGTGTGCTTATAGGCTTCAATGCCCGCATCGGACATGTGCAGCCCCTCAACGTAGGCTGTTTTCGTGCCCACCATCATGCCCACCTCGTCCCGGCGGCCCGGGTCGTATTCCAGCATTCCGGTATAGGTGCTTTTGTACAGACCCGGAACAAAGTGCTTATCCATCCGGTGGCCGTTGTTGACGTACGAAGCATAATTTGCATTATTGCTCAGGTTCGTCACAAGTTCCCCACCCAGAAGTCCATAAGGCTCTGTTCGGCTGTCAACAGCCCACCGTTCCTTCAGTTCCCCGGTGCGGGTGTTGGTACCGCTCAGGCTGTCAGCTGTGGGAGGGGTTTTATCCTGCGCCGCTTCCACGGCCCGGAGGGTGGCATTGCGTGCCGCGTCGGAAAGCATCTCCGGCAGAGCAGCCTGCGCTGCTTCCAGCTTTTTGATGTACTCCTGCAAGTTCATTTCACACGCTCCTGGCTGAGAAGAACGACTTCCTGGTGGGCCAGCCCGGGAAGCACGGCCCCGAAGGGCTCATAGTACAGGTCAGGCTCCCCGGCGAAATACCGGGTCTCCTGCACGTCGTGCCCCAGCCGTGCCCCCCTGTGGATCACTAGCTCATCGCCGGGCTTGATATCCACATCAATATCGCAGGCCAGCTTGTCCGTTTTTTGAACATTGGCCGCGGTCTGGGTCATGGTGAGGGGCTTGTCCTGGCTGCGATACACCCGGCACGGAACGCCGGTGCAGACGACCTTCCGTTCCTTGCGGCTCAGCTGGCCATCCTTCACGGTTTCCGTGCGCCTGATCTCCATCAGATCGGTATACCAGTCACTCCAGTTCATGGGTGCACCTCACATCACAAAAGTTCCGGCCGCACCGATAAAGCGGGCACGGTTTGCCAGCATCTGACCGTAGGTGGTGGCGTTCAGGTCGCCCCAGTCCTCTGTTCCTGCGGTCAGGGCGCTGGTGTCGTAGGTCACGGAGCTGTCGCCCAGCGTGGCAGACTTCACCACACCCACCAGAGCGCCGGACGCTGCCGCCTGCGCCGGGGTGGCGGTGTTCTCCGCATAGGTGCGCAGCTGCAAAGTGACGTAGTGGGCCACATAAAGCCCCACGGCATAATGCCAGCTGTCCAGCCATTTATCAGGCTGAATGCTGACGTTTGCCATTTTCACGATCTCTTCCAGCAGCGCGTCCGGAAGGTGGCAATTGCCGTCCGCGTCACAGAACTGCGGGTATTCCGCCTTGAACTGCTCTGCGGTGTAATTACCCACGCTCTGCCCCAGATTTGCGGCCTGCGCAAGAACACCCTGAAACTGCGGTTTCATCGTCCAGCACATGTGCAGCCTCCTCAGTCTTCCTGCGGTTCGGCAGGCTCCTGCGGTTCGGCAGGCTTGTCCCAGTCCGCAGTCTTTTTCTTGCGGACGGGCTTGTCTGCGGCATCCTGTACGGCCTTGTCACTGCGGTTCGTGGGCACGATGTCACCATCGGCCACCAGCGCCTTGAAATAGGCCGTTCCTGCCGCCCAGCCCGGCACTTCGACCAGCTGATCCCGGTGGAGCGGGAAGGTCTGAGAGCCGTCTGCGCTGGGCAGGATGATGTTTGCTTTGGAAAGTACGAAAGCCATTTCTGCCACCTCCTGATCAGATGCCATCCACGTACAGCATGGAGGTCTGGTACATGAGCTGCACCTCGGATGCGTTTGCCATATAGGCGGTGTCGTAGCAGACATTGGTGACGTTGGGGGCGCTCATCACGCGGGACAGGGGCACCAGCTCGTCCGCCTTGACAAAGCGGCGGTTGTTGACGTACACCACCATGCGGTCACCGCCGGAAGCACCAGCGCCCTTGACCCAGCGGGTGGGAACGATCTCCAGATCCACGCCGTGGTTTGCGGCCACGTTGTGCTTTTTCAGGAAGTCGTAGATGGTCTCAGTGCCCAGGTCGCTGACCATGGTTGTGGTGATGTAGCTGTACTGCTCGTAGGGGATGAGGATGTGGTTGGGAATGCCTGCCTCGTCGTACTCGTTGGCAGCCCACACGGCAGTGATGGCATTGTTGATGTCACCGAGAATCTGCTTCGGGGTCTTGTCGGCCCACTTGGTGGAAGAAGCCGTGCCGGAAGTTGCGGCGGTGGTCTTGGTGACATCGGGATTGTTGACAAGGCCGGTGGTGGCATACTCATCAAAGCCCACGTAGGTGTTCTGATCCATGTGCTTGTCATAAGCCAGCCGGATGCCGTCCTGCAGCATCTGGTCAAGGCTGCGGCCAATGAAGTTTGCGCGCTTCATATCCACGAACATCACGCGCAGAGCGGCGGCAAAGACATGGGCTTTGAATGCGCCCTTGCTCACGCTGGCCTGCACCACAGGGATGCCGTTGGAACCGCCGCCGTTGACGGCAGAAGCGCCGGAACCGCCTGCCATGCCATAGGCCACGGACATGGCAGAGACGTAATCCACCCAGCCGCCGCCTACCTCGATGGGGATATCACGGGGATAGGTGACGCTGGTGAGGGGCTTGCGGATCAGCGGGTCACGCTTTTCCAGCTCGCTGGTGAGGAACGCATTGCCGCTCTGGATAGCAGCCGCGTCCATGGTGGGAGTACCGCCGGGCAGCGCAGCACCGGCGTTGTTTACGGTGAAAGTACCGGCATTGGTGGTGCCGACGTTCTGGAAGTTTGCCATAGTCTAAGCCCTCCTATCAGGCGTTTGCACGGGTGAGGATGACAAGCTCGGCCACGCCGTTGGCATCAGCCGCGCCGCCCCACTGGCAGTTGGTGAGTTTGACGGAGTTTCCGGCGGTCTTTTCGTCCGCTTCCGCCTCAAAGCCGCCGACCAGTGCGGTGGCATAGTCAGCGGTCTTGGCAATGCGGACGTAAACGTCACCGCCCAGAGCCGGGGTCCCGCGCTGGCACAGCACGTTGATGCTGCCGCGCTGGAACACGCTGCAGGCCTCGCCGGGGGCGTATTTGCCGCCGTTCTGGTCAGGATAGACCAGGGCACTCTTGACCTCGCTGCCCGCAATACCTGCGAACTGTGCAGCAGTAGTGCCTGCGCCGCCCATCACGATGACCTTGCCGTTGTCATACTTCAGGGCAGTGCCAAAAGGAATGCTTTCGGTGCCGCCAACGGGGCGGGTGTTGACGATCATATCCGGCTGACGGGCATAAGTGCCAGCAAAGCCGTGGGGCATGGTCTTGCCGATAATCTGAGTATTCAGGGACATAATTTAGCCCTCCTTCTTCATGTGGGGATTGCGGTTGTTGTAAGCGGACTGGGAAGCCTGACACAACTGCTCATACTGGCTCTTACCGGATGCGCTGGCGGCAGCGGCGGCGCTGTCCTGCGCAGCCTTTGCGATGGCATCCACGGAGCTGGTGCCCTTGACCTGCTCGATCAGGGTCTTGGACAGGGCATCACGGGTGGCCTTGTCCTGAATGCCGTTGATGATGGGGCGCATGGCTTTCAGCAGAGCCAGGCCGCTGTCATTGGCGGCAGGCTTTGCGCACTCGTCCTCGGAAGGAACAGTGGTGGAGCCGCTTTCGTCCTCGTCCTTTTCCTTTTTGTCAGACTTTTCGCCGGACATTTCAGCGATCACCTTGTCCAGGTCTTCCGGCTCTTTGTCCTCTGCCTTCTTGGTGTTGGCAGCGATCAGCTGATCCAGCTTGCCGGAAAGGTTGTTCAGTGCGTCCAGAACCGCGGTGTTCTGGGTGTCAGTGGGATCTGTGTCTTTAGCGGGGCCTGCATCCTGCGCCGGAACGGCGGGTGCTGCATCCAGCGCTGCGGCAGCGGTCTCCACCATGCTGTCAAGCTCTTCGGGGGCCGCGTTCTTTGCCGCCAGACCGAACAGAGACAGCAAACTCTTGCTCTTGCTCATGTGTTTTACCTTGCCTTTCTCCGCCGGAAGTTCGGCGGCGCTATCTTTTATTGCGACATCACGGCCAGCGCGCCCACGGGGCACGATGGCGATGTGATTGCCTCTGATATGGGTCTGCCGGTATCCTGCACCGTCTGCCTCGTACTGGCAGTAATAGCCGCAGGACACATCCCGCATGGCCCCGTTCTTGACCTCGGAGATCAGTGTGGGGTCTTTCAGGTACAGGTCAGCCACCAGATAATCACCCACTCGGCGAACATTCTCTGCGTGGCCTTTGGAGTAGGCGGCCTGATTTTCCTGCACGATCATCTCCGAGGGATGGGTGTTGGTGACATCTTTGCCCTCAAAACTGGCAATTGCCGCCGGGTCAAACACATCCTCGGCGCTTCGTGTCACCTGAAGAACACGCTCAGGCATCCCGTCCAGCCCGATCTCCCGGGCCAGATAGTTCTGCGTGCCGGTACGGGCGATTTTGACATCGTGGCAAATCAAAAAGCCCTCCGGCGTTTCCGTCATGTGAGGGCTCAGTTTGCTTCCATAGTACGCAATCAATCGGCATCACCTCCGCTTCTGTATGCGTTCATCCATTTGTGATATTTTTCGTCATCTGCCAGCTTGTGCCGCTGGAAGGTTTCAAAGGTCTTTGGCACCTTGTCTCCCAGAGCCGTGCGGTAATTTTCCCACTGGCGGTAATCCCGCAGCCACTTGGAGCGGCCCTGCTCCTTTTTGCGATAGGCCTCGATCTGTGCCTTGGTGCGCGGGTCTCGGCTGTATGGATTTGTTGTGGGGTCAGAAAAGCGCCTGATCCGTTCCAGTTCTTTCTCCGTCCGCCCGGCGGGTGTCCATGGACGAAGGGCGTGCAGGCAGTTCGGGTGGATGTTCAGCCAGCTGTTCGTCAGGTCATCCGGCCCGGCGGGGTCTACTTTGCCGAACGCATCCGAAAGAGGAGGGAAGTGCGGGTCTTTACCGCTCTTGCTGTATACCCGGCCCTCATACGGAGCGCAGAGGGCACAGGTTGTGCCGTGGGAGCTGATCTGATACAAGTCTTGCCCCTCGTCCTGCGTCACCACAGACAGGATTTCAGCCTGCCGAGACGTGGTGCGGGAGACCATCGTTGCATAGGTGTGCAGGCTCCAATTCCGTCCCGCCTTGTCTGTGAACGCCGTCACGCCCTCCCGGCGCAGAGCATCCACAAAGGCGGGAACGCTCTGGTTCACACCCCTTCCCACAGCCTGCTGTGCCGCCACCTGCTCCAGACCGATACGCCGGTAAATGTCCGGCTCAGTCCGGCCCAGAAGGGCGCTTTGCAGAGCGGAAAGCACCGTCAGGTTCCCGTCCACCAGCTGGCCCATGAGGTTCATCGTGAGCTTCTGCACAATATCCGTCTGGGTGCTGGTAAGGCTCTGGGCGTTGGTGTAGCCGCGCAGGTGCTTTTCCACGGTCTCGCCGGGAATCGCCCTGGCCTCCGGGTGATGAACGTAAAACTGCGCCTCGACCATGCGGGGCACATACTCCCATTCATCCGTTTCCAGCTTTCGGAGAATCTCCTGCACCCGTTCCAGCGCGGCCACGGCGTGATAGTCCACAAGCCCCCGGCTGCGCAGGCGGCCGATCTCGTTGATGATATCGGTCTCGGCCTTGAGATAAAGCCGGATCAGGCGTTGCAGCTCCCGCTCAGGGGATGCACGTGCAAGGGTAGGCATGTATTATTCGCCCTCCTCAGTGTCTTCCTGCGTCTTTTCTGTCATCAGTCCCGCCAGCGGGTCGCGCAGGGCGGTCACGTCCTGATAGGTCTGGCCCTGCTTTGCGGCGATCAGTTCGTCGGTCAGGGAGCCGAACAGGCCGGTCTCGTCCTCTAGTTTCTTGAGCTCGCGCATTGCCACATCTGCATCCAGAAGCCCGGCCTGAAACGCCGCGATGATGACATCGGTCTTTTCCTTGGCGATCGTCGCCGTCTCGCTGGCAGTGGGTGTCCACAGCGGCGGGAACGTTACATCAAGGTCGAGCTGCTCAATGCCTGCGCTGCGGGCCACTACAGGAAGCAGCTTGTCCAGAATGGGCCGCAGTTTGCTTTCCCGCAGGGTGTCCACGTAGTCATAGTAGTTCTTCAGGTCGCTTTCGCCGGTGGCGTTCATGCCCGCCGGGGAACGGCCAAACAGCTTGGTCATAGGGTAGTGGGACGCACCGCACAGGTTGAGACACATACTCTCGTACACGTCTGACAAGCCTGTAAAGGTGTACTGGGTGTTGCTGATTTTGTTTCCTTTCTCCACCAGCTGCATCCCGAAATTGGAGCGCAGGACTTTCTGGGCCTGCATGGTGTTCCAGAAACGCCGCTGCACATCCGGGCTGGACATGGAGAGCAGCTGTTCCAGGCTATTTACCTCCATGGTGTTGACGTTTGCCTGGAAGGTCAAAGCGGCCATGTTGGCGCTTACGTTGTCGTGAGCCACCACGTCAGTATAGAGCGCTTCCACTTCGGACTCGCCCCAGTAAAGCTCCGCTTGCCGTTCCAGATCGGGAAGCTCCCGGCCCACGAACCGCACAAGGCGGGAGTGATGGACACGGGCGGCAGTGTGCCCGGCGGCATCGTTGATGCTGTAGTACTCCGGGACCAGCTCCCCGCCCTCAAAGGTCAGGCCTGCGTCCGGGCTGATTCCCTGCCAGCGGTCGAGGATGTACAACCCCCGGAAGCTGCCGGGAAGAATAGCCTCGGCATCCAGCGGGCGGGAAAGGTCCTCCTGCCCGTCAATGAGGATAAGCCCGGCGGCACCGCCATACAGGCGGCCCCATTTCAGGCCAGTGCTCACACGGTCACGGAGCCGGGTGGAACGCTCCACAGTCTGGATCGCCTTTCCTTGCTCCGGTGTGGCGCTTTTGAGGTCGTACCACTCTCGCAGCATATCGTCCACGAGCAAGCCCACAACGTTCTGCACCACCCAGTTGCTGCGGTACAGGCTGTTCAGCAGGGCGTAATTGTCCGTCATCCGGGTCAGCGGGTATTCCGTTGCTTCCAGCGGGCTTTGGGAGCCGTACCCCAGCGAGAACAGCGGGTTGGAAAATGCGTCCAGCGTGGCCGTCATCGGTTTCTCTGTGCCCCCGGCGGGGCGGTTTTTGTTACGTCTGGACACGTTCGAACCTCCAATCAGGCAGTGAGTTGATATAGTAGCGCAGGGCATCCGGGCCGTGGTCCTGCTGCTTGATGGGCTTTTCCACGCCCATGAGGGCGGCTTTATCGTCCCACCGGTATGTGCCGAGTTCATCCAGCAGGCCCTCGCAGTCGGTAGAAATCAGCAGATCGCGGTGGGAAAGGAGCGTGCTGCACTTGCGGATGCCGTTCATCACGTCGTTGTTTCCTTCCATCACATAAACGCCGCGCTGGCGCAAGGCTGTGATAAAGGACGCTGCCGCCGGGTCAACGATGGCGGCGCAGGGGTCTTTCCCCATAAACTCCATGAAGTCATCGGCATACTCTTCATCAGTTTTCTGCCTGTGCTCCTGGCGGCTGTCCCACCGATATTCCCGATGTACCCGGACTTTCTCGCCGTCATCGTATACATCGAGGTAGACGGTCGGGTTGGTGGTTCCGTAGTCGCATGTGATGGTACGGGTGGAAAGGCTCTTGAATCCCACCGGTGCGTCTTGCGGGCGGTAGGTGTTGGCGGTGGTGTCCATCATATCGTAGATCAGGCCCTCGGCCATCACCCAGCGGCCCAGAATGTAGCGCTCGTAGAACACGCCGCTGTACATGCTACGATAGCGTTCCCGGGTGCGCTCATCCAGTGACGGGTTATCGTCCATCAAGAAGTGCAGATGGAGCGCCCGGTGCTTTTTGGCCTGTAAGATCCACTCCTTGCGGAACCAGTGCTCAGGGTTTTCCGGGTTGCAGTTGAACCAGAACTTTGCACCGGTAACAGAGCATCGGGCCAGCGCCTGCTCCACAAAGCTGCGGGGCATAAGCGCCACCTCGTCCAGAAGCACCCCGGCCAGCGTGATGCCCTGAATGAGCATGTAAGAACTTTCGTCCTTGCCGCCGAACAGGTACACCATGTTCACCTTGCTGCCGCGCTGCACCGTGAGAACGTGGCCGCTGCGGTTGTAGGTGATCTGGAACTGCTGCTGCAAGTACCGGACAGACAGAAGCGGCTGGACGATGTTGCGTTCCACCGCACCCACGCTCTTGCCGCAAAAGGCAAAAGAGCAGTGGTTGAATTCTGCCATCATCCAGAGCACGAAGGACAGGGACATGATGGAGGTCTTGCCAGAACGAACCGCACCGTCACAGATCAGGGCATCGTAGTCGCTTTCATACGGGAAGGTCAAGATCTGTTTTTGCTTTGGGGAAAAGCTCATTTCTTAAACTCCTCCTTCAAGCTCTTGGTGATGGGGTCATCCTCAACGGTCTGGTGGAAGGAATCACCCTTCTTGCGATCATCAATGACCGTCCACTTGTCAATCAGCGTGCCCAGCGCCGTGGTGATCTGCTGCAGGGTCGCCCCTTCCAGCTTCTCCGGGTCGGTCAGGACACCGAGATAAACGTCTATGATCTCTTGAACGCGCTCTTTCTTGCTGTCCATGTAGTCCAGCATCTCAAGTGTGTTCTGCTCTTTTTTTTGCTCAACTTTTTTCAACATTTCGGACGGAGCCGTTGAAATCAGCCGCTTTACCGTCGTGTCAGATACTCCGTTGAGCTTGGCGGTCTTGGTGTAGTTCTGCAGCTGCACATAGTCCGCAATGATCTTCTTTTTCTGCTTGTCTGTCAACCGCTGCGCACCCACCGCCACCACCTTCCTAAATCAAGACATAATAAAACCCCGCCCCGGTGCGGGGCAGGGTCAAAAACTAAATTTTACAGATACAGCAGCCGAAACGTTTCACGGCCCTTGGGAGTGATAAGCGTCTGCACTCCGCTCCACTGGGTCTTGTCGTTTTTGGCTTCTTTGACCTCAAACAGACCGTTGTTCTTGTCCTCACGGGGCATGAGCTTGCCCTTCTGGTCGCGGTAGATGAATTTCTTTTCCAGCAGCCAGTTCACAAAGGTCTTGGGCTTTACGCCCAGTTCCTTTGCCGTGTCGCGGAAGCTGGTAAGCATATTGCGGTCAACCAGCTCGTCGAAATACTCTGCCTTGGGGGCCATGATGTTGTTCTGCACGGTCAGCTCCGAGATGCGGGCTTCCCGGTCGGCCAATGTCTTCTGCGCCACCATCAGCGCCTTTGCCATCAGCTCCTGCGGGGTAAGCTGCTCTTGCCCGGCGATGTAACCGCCATTCTTGCGGATGGACGGCAGCACCTCGGAAGTGACCCACTTGCGAAAGGGTGCGGCTTCGGGCTTATCGCTGCGCAGGATAACGTGATAAAGACCGGATTCGTTGACCGTGCTCATTTTCTGCCGTCCGCCAAGGGTATCGATTTGAGCGACCCCCTTCTCATCATCATCCAAACGGTTGTAAACGTCGCTTGCATTGTTGATGTTGAGGATGTTGCACACGTCCTTCAGGACAAACCAAGGCTCTCCGTCCATCTTCACGGTGCGGACTTCGTTGGACTGGTAGTTGAAAATCTGAATGTTGCTCATTTTACTTTCTCCTTTTTGCTAAAGGCCATGCCATCAGCATAAGCCTGATTCACAAGTCGGCAAATTTCATCGATGAGCCCCTTCAGACTATCATTGAGATCCGATTCTTCCATGTGCGATGAACGAAGGAAGAATTCTTTGGTAACAGGATAGTTCATTGTAAAAACCTCACATTTCATCTTGACAAATCGCTTATAAAAAAATAAAATGGAGGTGCAAGGGGCTTCTTGACTGGTGGCTTTCTTGTGTCTTAGCGGTTCAGCGTTCCAGCGCTGGCCGCTTTTTTATATTTCTCGAAACGTGCCAACTGCTCGGCTCTGGTGAGCTTTGCAAACTCCTTGCTAGTCACGGAGCATCACCTCCCGGTATTTACTCCCTTGCACCTCTGACCTCCTTCCAATGCATCTATTATACTACGATTTGCGTAACTCGTAAATACGTTTTTCGTAATTTCTACGAATATTTTTTACGCTTTGCGTATTGACTATTAACGGATGGCGTAGTATTATAGATGTAGAAAAAGAGGTGCTAGAAATGTCGATAAGCTATCACTTAAAGGCCTTGCTCGCAGACGCAAACATGACCCAAAAGGAACTCGCAGAAGCTACCGGGATTAGACCGCCTACCATATCAGCAATCTGTCTTGGCACTATCAAGCAGTTTCCCGTTGGGGCGCTTGACAAAATTTGTGAAGTGCTTCATTGCCAGCCCGGCGATATACTGGAATATATCCCGGACGACCCGAACAAGCCTGAATCCGATGAAGAAACGGACGCTTTGCGTGCCGCACTTCTCAACCAGATCAAAGGCCTGTAATTCAAAGCCCTGCCGCTTGGCGGGGCTTTTTGCATAATATAAGCAGCAACGCCGTAATCTGTTTTTATCGAACAGTAAGACGTTGCCGCTGCATCTGGAACTTTCGCGGCCAGATGCCCCGCTATTCTCTGCATGCCGTCCCCCGGTCATGCAAAGTCTGGCACTCCAGGCAGGGCTCGAACCTGCAACCTGCGGTTTTGGAGACCGCTGCTCTACCACTTGAGCTGCCGGAGTATAAAAAGCCGCCCTTGGAATCGAACCAGCCGTGCCTACACACACGCGCCGCGCTCCACATTGCGCTCAGGCGGCCATATAGCAAATAAAAACAGCCCACGGTTCGCCGCCGGGGCTGCTTGAGTTGACGCACATCCTGCGGGGCATGCTGGCCCGCTCAGATTTCCGGTGCTGCTGTTCACGGGCGGAGGTTTCAGGGCGTGGGCAAGATTTCAGGAATCCCACACCCACCCGCACACCGGTGGTGAATCACTCCATGCGTCAGACTTGCCGCGTTACAGACTTTGCGGCGTTCGGTGCGAGATTGCAGACTTGAACTGCGCCTAAACCTCCATGGTCGGTCTGGACACCATTTCTCGCATAGAAGCAGCCCGCAAAGCACGGTGTCAAAGCGAAAAAGCGTTAAGCGGCATGAACAAAAGGAGAATCCGTACGGGGCCGCGCTTTGGAAGCTGCTGAGAAGCGGCGCACCGCTCTGCGCGGCTCCGCTTGTAATCATTTTACCATACTTCGATTCACATGTGTTTCACAACGATTCAAATAAAGCGTAGAAATCAAAGCGCTTTCAATGGTCGTTTTGTACATCCTCCCAGATTTCTGCCAAAGCATCAAACCCCTCGTGGATGTAGGTGGAGACCGAATTGTCTCTGGACAAGCCCACGTCCACCGCGATCTTCTTTTGGGGCTTCAGGTCGATATACCAGCCGCAGATGCACTTTGCTTGCTTTTCAGACCGAGCAGACCCGCTCAGGCAGTAGGCCCGCCGGGCAGCTTCGATGCGCAGTTCACAGAGATCAAGCTCCATCTGCTTGAGGCTCCGCTCTTCTGTGTCGATTCTTTCCACGGCAAAGCCCACCTTGTCACCGGCCCCACCGCCCATCGGCATCCCGCTCATGCTTTGGGTGCACTTTTCGGCAGTGTCCCGGATGCGCTGGATCTTCTGCTTCTGGGCCTCGACCTGCTCCGCCAGGTCTCTGCACTGCTGAAACCACGCCTTGACGGTGCGGTAATCCGGCAGTTTTGGCTCGTTGATGTTAGGTGTCCAAGTTTGGATCATGTATCCTCCTTTTCTTTAAGTAAAATTCTTGTATTCTTCAAATTTTTTTGTAGAATTAAAAATAATCTTGTTGTTACACCATCTCTGCAAATGCCGTATCTCTTTTGGTGCAGATGGCTTGTTATAAATCATCACATAGGGGTCGTAGCCCAGATCACGAAGTGTGTAGATGCGATACAGATCTTGTTCCAACGTGCTGTTGAAGTTCGTTAAACAGTAAACCATGCCAATGTTTGATTTACGCCGAAAACCCTTTGCGAAGTCCTCAAACTTGCTTTTCAAGTCATCGTTAGGGTTATCCCACGCAAAATGCAGCGTGCCAATACGCATCTTGTTGATGTCCTCAATGTCAGCCTGATTCAACAAGCGAATATCCAGACCTTGCGTAAAGTCGATTTTGGCGTGGGTATCAATGTACTGCTGCATAAGGTCACGCTTATTTTTGCAAGCTGTGATGTTTGGGTCTAAAACTTTGATTTCGTCCTGACCACACCAAAAGTCGCTCACATCTGCCACTTTTACGGAGCATCTTCCCTCTTTTGCTGCAACGTGACAGAAAGAGCATCCTCTAGGGCATCCACGGCTTGTCATGCTGACCGCAAAATTAAACTGCGGGTAAATGCTGTAATCGGGAAACGACTTCTCGATTTCAGGCGGCAAATCAACGTCTTTCGATTTATCGAATATTTCTTTGCCGTCCACCGTGCGGATTGCGTATCCTGTGCCGCCTTTAATCACTTTGTCAGCGTTCAAAGGTTCCGGCACATCAGGGCTGTATACGTCTGAAAAAATCTTGCTCATGTACACGATGTCATAGTGGATAAAATCGCTCCACCACCATTCCACTTCATCGCCTTTTGCTTTGTGATAGCTGGAAATTCGCATCAGCGCAAGGTTTGGAAAGTTATGACCGTCCACATCAATTAGGCCGATCTTCATTTGTTATTTCCTCGATCCAGATCTCTGCTCTGGGGTTTTTCTTGTCGTAATCCACCCGGCTGCCATCGTGGGCGGCCACGATCTGGCTGTTATCGTCCGCCAGAACCTTGGCCTTCACCAGAATGTCACAGGTCGCCTCGATCAGATTTGCAAGGTCAACCTTGCGCCGGGTGGCCATGTAGTACACGCACCTCACGTTCACGCGGGCAGAAACGGGGCTGTGTGGCTTTTTGATTTGCCGCAGGCAGTCTGTCTCATAATCTACGTAGGCCTTGCTGGGGGCCACGAAGCGCCCGCCTGAGCGGCTTTTGAGGATGCGGGCAGAGTTTTTCTTTGTGCGGGGGTCGCCGTAAAGTACAATCTTCATGGTTTTCAGCAAAAGATGTCTCTCCCTTCCTGCATCCGTTGGAAGGTTTCCTCGTAGGAGTAGACCTTTGCCGGGACGAACTGCATTGTGTTTGCATCCGCCAGCATCACAACGTCCTCATGCTTTTCGATCAGCTGGCGAATATCTTTCATGTAGGCCACCAGCCCGCAGGCATCCGAATGCGAAACGCCGCGGCTCATCAGCTGCTTGATAAACTGTTTCTGCGTCATACAATCACCCCCATTGTTCGGCCATTGCTTTTTCAATGTCGGTCATTTTTTATCATCCCTTCCATTGCCAGCTGCTCGCACTGCTTTTCAGCTTCTCTGCGCTGCTGGTCATACTCAAACAGCATTTCAGCGTACTCGCTTCCCACCCGGCGGATGGCCGTTTCCAGCATCTCCGTCACAAGGTCGTGGTACTTGTCCGCGCCCTTGCGGCTGTTCCTGGCAGCTTCCCGGGCTTCCCACAGGTCGGTGAGTTTGTCCCGCCTGTCAGCAGTGATTTCGCCATAGCCGTAGGCATCCTGGATCTGCTCCATGCTTTCCCAGCCTTCCAGCTCAGCAAAGGGGTCAGTTTCAGCCTTTGCCATGCTGCGGGCTTTGGTCTTTTTCTTGACGTACCGGGCCAGACCGTCCTTCATCACGGCGCGGGCATCGTCCATCGCCTTGCGGACAGCCTTGACCTCCCGCTCTTTCTCGAGCTGCCCGGGCTGGCCGGACCACTTAGCCATCAGTTCAGATTTGGTTTTGGGTTTCATCTGCTTACCCCCACTGTTCAGACATGGCTTTTGCAATGCCCGGAAATGTTTTTGCTCGATTTTTAGCGCGGTCGGTGGTAAACATACCCTTGTTGCGCTTATCATGCTTATGTGCGTAAGAGCCAGACGGGCACCATGTAGCCACAGGCTCCACAATATCGGTTGGGAATAGTGGCGGCAGAGCCTTCAGCCAAAGGCAAGTTTTCTTGCTGTATGGGTGTCCATACTCATACGGTTGCACAGCTTGCGTATACGGCGGCAAACAGAAAACCTTACTCGGCACTGGATTTTCCACGCAGATTCTCGGAACATCTGCCCACCAGAACCGCATAAAAAGGTCGCGGCCCTGAATGCCCAACATCACGCGGTCAGCTTGAAGCTGGTGCCCTTTCCAGAGATGTCGTGCGCCGGCATTGCTCAGGTATGTGCAGGGCGGGTGTGCAATGAGCAAGTCCCAAGCATCAATGTAATGCCCTTTATCATCCATCGTCTCAATTTGCCCCCCCCCCTCAGGGGCAACAGAGCATCACCAAGGATGTGCCATTCAGGGTGTCCGCCGGACGGCTCCTGAATGTCACAGGAATAAGCTTCGTGCCCACGAGCCCGAAACGCCTTGCATACTTCCTGCGATTCCTCGCAGGCGATAAGCACTTTCATGCGCTTCTCTCCTTTGATGGTTTCTGCGGATACTGCCACTCCACCACATGGTGGATGGTGCCGCCACAATCAGGGTTCAACCAGCCATCAAACCCATAGCAATCCTTCATGTAAACACCGACCTTGTAGCCCTCCTCTTCCGTGTACAAGAGAAGCTGTTCGCTCACGTCGCACTCAAGAGTGCCCTCGCATTTATTCTCGTCCACCTCGTGGTGCAGCAGCGGGATCTCACTGGCTGGGTGCCAGTTCAGGCAGGTGCATGCAGGGTGTGCGGTAGGTGCCAAATTGACGAGTTTTAACACGTGCTTCAGCGTGGTTGCCACAATGTATGTCGAGGCTGCTTCACATTTCTCAGCCTCAATAATCCATTTTTCAAGATGCCGAATTACATCCTCCGCATAGATCAGGCGTTTTTCAGCCATTTTGATCAACCTCCTTCGGAGGTAAGGGCATCCAGCCCACAACCGGATAATCAACCATGTTGTTAAAAACTTCGTCCGGATTAAAGTGCCGATACTCCCACCAGCCTTCCGGGATACGATAATCGTTCTGTTCTTCGTCGTAAAGGCCCCAATCCCAAAGATCTTCCCAGTAAAAAGCGCTATTTTGGGACAAGACATTACCGTTCTCATAGTATGCCGTTGTAATCCCATAGCCGCCAATCGAATTGCAGTACAGAATCAGCACTTCTTCTTCAACCTTCGGCGGGTCCTTGTCAGGACTACGCCATGCGGGAATCATCTTTTCCAGGTCGATGGTGGGAGCCTCGCTCACCATATCTGCGCAACATTCAGCGGTGCTTTCGCACTCGTTTGTGGTTTCACGTCCAATATACAGGGCGTATTCTTGCATTTCTTTTTCAAGAGGAATTGCGTTAATCAACCTTACTTCAGCCATGTGTCAAAACCTCCGTTCTCTTGACATGGATATCCCGGTACTCCGGGTAGTGGTCGCCCGCCATCTGGCAGGCGTGAAATTCTGCGGCCTGCTGGCTGCTGGCGGTCAGACGGTAGGTCAGGGCCGCGTCTCCTACCGGGCCGCTGCACAGCACAACAACATGATATTTAGGCACTCTTCGCCTCTCCTTTCTTGCGCAAAGGCCTGCGATTTGCAGCGTTTTTGAGGAAATCGGGGGCTTTTGCTGCATCTTCTGGGGGGCGCGTGACCAATTTGTCGCGCCCCGCCCCGATTGGGTTTGTCTTGCGGTACTCTTCCACAGACGTGCAGCCCTGCCGGGCGGCTTCCGCCAGCGCCTTGCGGACATAGGCCCAGCTGTGGCCGCCCAGATCCTCGCACTTGCGGATGATCTCTGTCACAAGGTCAGCACCCAGGCGCTCAACGTAAACGGGCAGCTCTTTCTTGCCTGTCTCGCTCAGCTTTCCGATACGGTCCCGGAATTCTTCAAAAACAATGGTCGTCGTCAAGTCGTCTCGCGCATCCGCGCGCGTGTCGGAGTCTACGATAGTAGACGACGATTGTACTTTGTACTTTGTACTTTGACCTTTGTACTTTGGTGTGCATTTGGTTTCTGCCGGTTTCTCCGAAAAACCATTTGGTTTCTCTCGGTTTTCTGCAATAACCATTTGGTTTTTCTCGGTTTTCTTGGGTCTGCCGCCTTTACTGCCGGATTCTCTATGGGACAAAACGGAACGTTGATACGTTTTAATATTCTCATCCATGAACGGTCGAAGTGCTTCAAAAGCCATCTGCTCCAGAGGTTCCAGTCCATCCGGTTCCTCTCCGTGCTCCACATACCGCCGCATCTTGGTGATGGTATTTTTGTACTGCTCAGGCGGAAGAATATCCAAAATCACAAATTTGTCGAATGGAATCATCAACGCTTTCGGCCTGATTTCATCGTCCACGGTGCACCTCCTTCCTTACACGCCCGTATAGCCAGATAGCACAGCTGGGAGGTCAGAACGGGAGATCGCCGTCGTCTGTGATCTCTGCGAAATCATCCACGGAACCCTGCGAGAAGTTCTGCGCCGCCTGCGGGGCGCTGTAAGAGGCTTTTGCTTCGGAAGTGTAACTTTCCGTCTGCTGGTCAAAATCGCGCACAGCGGGCTTGTCTGCCGCCTTTGAGCCGCAAAAGCTGACGTTGTTTGCCAGAACCTCCACTTTCGTGCGGTTGCTGCCCTGCTTGTCCTGATACGAGCGGGTCTGGATGCTGCCGTCAATGGCGATCATGCTGCCCTTCTGGAAGTACTTGCAGATAAACTCTGCCGTCTGCCGCCAGGCAACGATATCGATGAAATCGGCCTTGCGCTCCTCGCCCTTCGAGGTGTATGTACGATCAACAGCAATGCTAAAGCTGCACACGCTGGTGCCGTTCTGGGTGGTCTTCAGCTCCGGGGTATGGGTCAAGCGGCCCATCAATGCCACGATGTTAAGCATGCGTCAATCCTCCATCTTCCGCGCTATCACCAGCGCCAATCTCATAATCGATATTTGCGCCCATCAAGACCTCCGGGCATTCAGCGCGGGCAAAATAAGCAGCGGCGCGATATTTCAGCATCATTTCTGTCATGGAGGGCCAAAAACTTCCATTTTTATCCCACCATCCGTTCTTTTTGGCCATTGCAACGGTCACCTTGGGGCCTTCTACCTTCTCGCCGGTCACCTTGTCGATGCCAACGAGACGGCACCCCCATGTATCCTTTCCCTCTTCGCCTTCCATCCGGTAGTGCGTGCGTCCTGCGAACAGGCCGCTGTTATCGATCATGGCCTTGCAGCTCTTGCCACTCCACGAAGGATTGCCACGGATGACGTAAAGGTTCTGCATCACAAACGTCGGATCCATGCCCATTCGGGTGGCCATGTTGCAGGCGACCGCGCAGGCGGCAACGTTTCCCTTGTAGCTCTGGGGAACCATACCGTCAGGAAGCTGTGCATATGCTTTTCCCATGCTGCATGCGAGCTTCCACGAATCCATGGCCGGGTTGACGGCCCGCACGGCAATCGAGGTTTCCTGCGGCGGAATCGGCGCGATCTGCTCGGCGGGTGTTTTAATGATTTCTTCAGGCATGATGGATGTCCTCCTCTACAAACTTTACTTCAATAACATTGGCGAAACGCATGATTGCGTCCAATTCGGATTTTGTGCAGTGGAAAACGATCTTACGATCTCTTGCCTCTTCTTCCTGCGTGAACGATGCAAATTCACCGTCGTCAAACTCGTCCGGGTCGAACCTTCCGTTGATCTCATAGGCGATTGCAGGCTTTGTCAGCTTGATCCTGTAGGGGTTCTGGTAAACGCCTTTGTAATTGTCCGGCATTCCTCTGATTACCGCTTCATGGAGCATCTCTCGATACTCCATCATGTAACAAAAATCTATGGAATCATAAGGCTCCGGCATGATTTGTTCCCCAGCGGCAGCGTGGATGATATCGACCAGACAAAGAAGCTTTCCGACGCGCCGGTAGATCGAATCAATCGTACTTCTCGTCACGGTATCCGGGAGCTGATTTGACCGGGCAAAATTCGTAAAAAGTGCAATCGCATGGTTCACATCACTTGTCAGCTCGTTCCCGGTGCTGATAAGCCGGAACAGCACATTGTCTGTTCCAACGTACTGGAAAATGCCCTCAGCTTTGTTGGAGAGCTCCTTCACGCGGGCTCTTCTGGATAAAATGCTCATTTGCGCCACCTCCCGTTTTTCCATGCCCGCCAGACCAGAAAGACCACGACCAGAACGTTGAATCCGATCCATAAGGTCAGCCCACGGGCCACCGCCTTTGCCGCCGGGGTGGAAAGTGCTTCCACGGCCCGGAACAGCAGCTCTGTTTTACTCACTGTAAAATATCCTTTCGTTCAAAAATACTTTGCTTTGCCTTTGCTATGCGTTTCCTTGCCTTTGCCCTTCAGCGCGAATCTGCTCTACGCCCTTGCGCATCTCTTCGTATCCATGCCTTTGCTTTTCTTTGCGCATCCATGCCTTTGCATTGCCAAGGTCAGCCTGGCTTATCTATGCCTTTGCGCTGCATAGCAGAGCGGCGCGTATCTGCTCTACGCCTTTGCGATGCCTTGCCGCCCACACCACGCCCAGCCTTGCCTTTGCTTTTCGACACGAGACCCTGCATTGCCTTTGCTTTGCTTATCGAGGCAAGTCTGATCCAAGCGATCTACGCCTATCTACGCCGTTGCGCTGCGCTTTCCAGCTGAGCCTTGCCTTTGCCCCGCGCTGCACTGCAGTGACTACCTGTGCCCCTGCTGAGCAAACTTGTCAGCACAATGCCGTTGCCGAGTTCTGCGCACATATCCGCGCCTTTGCAAATCATATCATTGCCGTAGCAGATCAAATCCTATCCATGCAATGCCGTTGCTCAGTCGATGATGTCAAAGGTGAAGCGGCCCTTGCCGCTGTTTCTCCACTGGCCGATGCCGCGCAGAACGCCGTAGTCCAGCCACTCCAGAACCGCATTCTCGAGCGATTCGTCCATGAGAAGGATCTCAAACTCACAGGTGCTGCCTGCCGGGATCTCCTCCGAGTTGGCCAGGCTCACACGCTCACCCTGGGCCGTCTGGGCACGCAGGGGGCGCTGGCAGTCGCCGATCTTGCCGTTGACCTTGATTGGGATCATGCGGGGCTGCGGGAAAATCAGGCCGTCGATGACCTTCTTGTAGGCAGAGATCTTGCCGCTCTCGTTGACGGCCCGCTTCTTGCCCGTTTCTGTCTTGCCGCCCACACGGGCCAGCATTCCGCAGGAATCCTTGAAGAATCCCTTGACTTGGTAATCGTAGAGCACAGGCTCTCCGTTCTCGTTGCGGGGAAAGACGGTCATGCCCTTGTCTGCCACGGCATCCGCGCCAAGGGCGGCAACCTCGTCCTCGATCGTGGCTGCATCCGGGCTCTTGCTGGCGATGAAATCCCGGGCAACGTTCTGGTTGGAGGGCCAAGTGCCCAGCACCGGCTCCAGGAAGGTGATCTTGACTTTCAGAATTTTGGTTTTCATGCTGATTTCTCCTATATCTTGTGGTTTATGTAATCCAAAACGCATTATCTTGCGTACAGCAGGTTCCCCAGAGCGTCCCGCACCTGAATCATCTCGTAGTGTCGGATGTTCTCATCTGCCCAGTGCTGGGCCTTAACGCTGGCGGGCTCCCCGGGGTATTCATCCGGCGTGAGCGGGTCTGTGAACTGCCTGACATCGCAGCCCCGAGGGTTCTTACGGTAGGCGTAAGCATATACAGTCATGCTCATGCGCCCCTCCGGTTCTGCCGGTAATCCGGCTCCTCGGTGCGGGCGTGGGTGCGGTCAACGCGGCCATAACGGCGGGCGTTCTGCTCACGATCCTTGGCGGCAAAGCCCAACCGCAGAAACATCACCGCTGCCAGCACCAGGCACAGGGCCGTGGCAAACTGGCCGTCGGAGATGGCGCTGCCCGTCTGTGCGCTGCCCTCGATGCCCATGCCGTACAGCAGACTTGCGGCCCCGCTGGCCACGGCCAGCCAGTACCATACTCTTGATTTAATCTTCATCGTCATCCTCCTTGTTCTCCTTGTTCAGCTCACGAACAGTGCGGTAGAGAATCGCGGACACAAATGCCATCTGCTTCTCGAAGCTGTGCGGAAAAAGGCCTTCCAAAATCTGTGCGATTGCGCACACCAGAAGATGCAGCACGCCGCTTGAATCGCCTTCAACCTCGATGGTCGATTCCTCACTGTTGATGTAAAGTTTTGCCTTCATTTTTCCATTTCCTCCTTGTAATTCTCGTACGGGCGGACGATCTTGCACCCGCGCCGGTGCATATAATCGATAAAACCATTGATGTAGATCGTTGCCTGCCGCCGTTTGGTATCTTCCCGGGGGACCACCCACCCGTCATACTCGCCTTGTGCAACATTATTCCAGAACTTGCTCGGGCTCATCGGAACAAGGTTTGCCCGGAACATCTCGCAGCACTCTGCAACGCCTTTCATTGTGATCCTTTCGCTCATGCCGCTGTCTCCTTCTTAACTCTCTGCGTTGGTAACAATGGTATCGGTTCCCTGAACGGTCACCCAGCCATGCTTCAAACGGGCTTCGGCTTCTTTCATTTGAATAAGCTCAGGGGTAATAGATTCGGAAACAATCCGGTTAGAATCAGCTTCCGCCTGGGCTTCGATAACTTTCACGTCTGCTTGTGCCTGAGCCTTAACCTTGTCGGTTTCCGCTTGGGCAAGAGCAGTTTGCTTGTTTAATTCCGCAATTTCCGCATCTTGCTTGGCCTGCTCTTTTGCACGAATCTTTTCGGTCAGGGTGTCGTCCAGTTCTACGTCAATCACAAGTGCACTAGAGACATTGATACCGTATTCAGATGTAAGTTTATCATTCAAATAGTTCGTGATAGCGTTATTCACTTCCGTCTTTTTCTCGGAGTAAATATCCATCACGGAGAATTGCGGCGTAACTTCTTTGATGTAAGCGATAATACTGTTCTGGATTCTGCTTTCTACCAGTGCTTTACCGTCCATTCCGTTGAATCGGCTGTATAGTTCCACAACACGATCCGGAATGAAGTTGTAATTTACGGTAAGGTTGATTCCGACCATACCACCGCTTGCCGGTGCATCAATGTGCCAATCGGCGTGCTCTTTTACGTTATAATCAGATGGGTCATCGGAAAAAATAATCTGTTGCTGACTGATCGGAAACTCACTGACATGCTTCATAGGAGAGAGAAAATGCCAGCCTTGGGAGAGCGTGGTTTGCTCTACGCCTTTGGCAGAGTAAACCACGCCAACGTAACCCACAGGAACACGATTAAGACACAAGACACACAGCACCGCAATCAAAAAAGCAGTAACAATGGAACCAATCAATTTTTTCATACTCTATTGCTCACTTTCTGAAATATTGAATAATGATATAGGAAACGATAAAAACGGTGACAAAAAAGGAGACAAGCTCTTTCATATCAATCCACCAATCTCCCTGCTGGGGCGCAAGTGCGGTCAAACGCGGTCTGCTCTGGCTGCTCCTCGACAGCGGGAAGCTCGTTCAGCCTGTCCATACGGACACTGTGTGCCGCAGCCAGCTTCTTGGTGGCGTTGATGAACGCAGACATGAGCTTTTTGTCCTTGCTGTCCGCAATGATATCCAACGCATTGAGCTTGCGGACGTAAGTAGGGGACATGCCCTGCGCAGCGGCGCTCTTTTTGCGATTCTCCAGACGGCGGCGAACGAAGAAGCCATTGCGCTCCATTTCGGTGTAAACCTCGTTCCAGGCTTCTTCATAGGCTTTGCCGCCGCCCAGTTTCCGGGCAACTGCCTGAATCGCGTGCCCGCAAGCTGTGCGCCAGTCACCATTGACATCCGTGGTCATTACTTCCTTCATGGTGTCCATGCTCTCGGTCAGCTGTTCAATGGCTTTGTCGTGGCGCTGCTGGGTGGAGTACATCTGCTTCATGCTGTTCAGCAAGCCCTCCACCATTGCCAGCTCCGGCGGCAAGTTCGGGTCTGCCTGCACGATCGAGTAACTGCCGGTCTTTCGGATTCTGGGGATGATCTCGTCTGCCACCAGCGCCTGAAACTTCTCAGCTACGGGGTTGTTTGCCTTCATGGCAAGGCGGTAAAAGGCATTCTCGGGAATGTACTCAGGTCTTTCGCCACTTGTGGCGAAACCAAATTCAGTAAGGTATTTGTCAACTCTTGCCCAGCGGACGTACTCAACTCCGTTTTTGGAATCAGTGAAGCCAAGTCCCCGGGCCACATCTTCAAGCCGGAGGTATGCGGTGCCGTCCTGTTCGTAGCAGGACACCCCGGAAATCAGAATCGGTGTAAGATTTTTGCCGTTCACGCTGTCTTCCCTCCTTCTTCTTCCACCAGCAGCTTTTCCACGGATACCTTAAAGTATCGGGCCACCTTCATCAGCTGGCTGATACTGGGGCCGTAGACGCTGCGCTCCCACTTGCCAATTGCGCCGTTGCTCAGACCTGCTACCTCTTCCAAATCGGTACGGCTCAGCCCGTGCAGCTTGCAAAACTGGTCAATTTTTGAAACATTCACTAGCAATTCTCCTTTCCGGGCTTGAAAATCACTAGAAAATATGCTACTATGTAGTTGCGAGGTACAAAGTGAATAAAATCTAGCGTCTGCCCGATATAATAGTGTCAGGGGCTTTGGTTTTGTTTGCCCTGTGCTTAGTATTATACTAGCCAAGTGGCTATTTTGCAATAGTCAATTTGCAATTTGGTGAACATTTGGCTATTTTCACAAAATAGCGAGGTCTTTTCTATGCGAAATGTGGAAAGAGCAAAAAAAATTGCGGAAAGAAAAGGAATAAACATCTCTTTTGTTTGCCGTGAGATCGGGAAAAGCCGTGGCTATATTTCCCAAATGTTGACCACCGAAAGAGATTTACCAGAAGAACTGTTGATGCCGGTAGCCAATGCACTAGGTGTCACAGTCGAAGAGCTCACAGGCGAAAGCGAGCAAAAAGAAAAGCCCCGCACCGCCGGAGAGATAGATTTGAGTGGTCTATCTCCAGAGGATGCCGAGCTTATAAGAAAAATTATGGCCGCTTCGGATGCAAAGAAGAATGCGATCCGGGCGCTGCTGTGATTTAGCTGTTTAAAATATCGAGGACTTTCTGACGGAATGCAGGGTCACTCTTTAGCTTTTCGATGATCTTTTTGATTTCGTCCGGGCTGAACTGTGATTCCTGCATTTTGTTTTCCTCCTTTAGAAATATAGATGTACGAGGTGTTAGAATTGAAATTCAAGCACAAGGGATGTGCCATTGCGAGCGGGTTTGTTTCTCTTTTATTGTTATCACAAGTGCAATTTCATAAAGAAGATTCCCCGTTCAGTATCATCTGGTCATCTCTTATTGTCTTTCTGGTATTTTTTTCTTTGTCCTATCTGTTCAGTCGCCTTCTGGTCTTGTTGTTCAGAAAGAAACGCAGCAAACTATTGAAGCGGTCTGAAGTGGACTATGACATGTCAGAAACCAATAAGTCCCAAGCAGATGCCATATATACACTCAAAGACGCGCCTGTTCTTTGGAAAAGCAGTGTATCCGCATTAAAGAATGCCTTAACGCCAGAAGATTTCTTTCGGCTGTATGATAATCTCGTAGATTACGCGAAAGAAATCTTGGCGGCGGAATCTGTCTGGCTTTCTTTCAATGATTCTTCAATTATTTCTAAAGAAAGCAGAGAAAACATTGCTGACGTTGCGAACGGAAATTGTTTTGAAGATGAATTGACTGCGTTTATTGAACAGTCTTATAAATTGGCAAAAGCTAAAATCGAAGTGAAAGAGACTGCTTCAGATAAAAGGAACGCCGCAAGAGCGTGGCATACTAGTTTTGACCCTTACTTGTCCAGAATTCCAGAAAAAGAGATTCATCTTCTCCATGAAAAGTACGGTGAACTTATCATGTTTGCTGATACACAAAATCTTTGTTCTCTGTGAGGTTAAAATGTCATTATTTGGAATAAAAGAAAAACAAGAACTTGAGGCCCTTCGTTCCGAGAATCAGAGCGTTACAGAAAAGAACGCTGCGCTTGAACAAGAACTGGAAGAGCTCAAAAAACAGAACAGTGCTCTTTCTGCAACAGTGGATTCTTTTCCTAAAAACCTTCCTTCATATAATGATATTCAGGAAGAAATCAAGAAAAGAACCGCTTATCTTGCTGGGTTAAAAGCTACGATTTCAGATACAGAAGATAAGCTAAAGGCGGCAAAACAAAGTCTTATCGAAGTCTCCGATGCCGTTCAGCTTCAGGATTTTGGCCTGTATACTCCGCACTACAATCTAATGCGTGCGGATGAGTATAAGGCTAAAATGATGGAGATCAGAGCCTTGCAGAAGGATATGGTTCGCAATGGCTCTGCCGTCACCGGCTCCCAGACCTGGACGGTCAACGGAAACGCTTCCAAGGGCAAAAAGATGGTTGCCGACATGCAGAAGCTGCTTCTGCGGGCGTTCAACGCTGAATGTGATGACGTGATCGAGCACGTCAAATACAACAACGTGGAAATCGCAGAAAAACGTATTACATCCTCTCAGGAGGCAATCACAAAGCTGGGCACGATCATGGGGGTCTCCATTGTCCCTTCCTACTACCGACTAAAGCTGGAAGAGCTTTATCTCGCTTTTGAGTACGCTCAGAAAAAGCAGGAAGAAAAAGAAGAGCAGCGGGAAGCCAAAGCCCAGATGCGGGAAGAGGCCAAGCTCGCAAGAGAAATCGAAGAGGCTCGGAAAAAGCTCGAAAAAGAGCAGCAGCACTATAATAATGCTCTTGCAAAGGTAAACGCCCAGCTGGATGCCGCTTCCGAAGAGGATCGAGCCGCCATCGAAGAAAAGAAGAGCATCATCGAAAGCCAGCTCCAGAAGATCGACAAGGAGTTTGCCGACGTGGATTACCGTCAGGCAAACCAGCGTGCCGGATATGTATACATCATTTCAAACATCGGAGCATTCGGAGAGAATGTATACAAAATCGGAATGACACGGCGGCTTGACCCTCAGGATCGAGTGGACGAGTTGGGAGACGCTTCCGTTCCGTTCAATTTCGATGTTCACGCAATGATCTTCTCTGACGATGCACCGAAGCTGGAAGCTGCTTTGCACAATGCATTTGCGGACAGGAAGCTGAATTTCGTCAACCAGCGGCGGGAGTTCTTTAATGTAACGCTTGAAGAAATCAAAAAGGTTGTGAAAGAAAACTTTGACAAATCCGTTGAGTTCGTTGAGCTTGCCCCCGCGCAGCAATACCGTGAATCCATTCTGCTTCGGAAGAAAGCACATCAGCAAGATAGCTAATTTTCTACCGCAAATGCATTATACATCTTTCAGTTGTAACATTCAATAGATATCACAAAATAAATTCGGTTTTTTCTGAAAATAGTTAGATTTTCACTTGCAATCGTCCAGCCGCTGCATTTTCTGCAACAGCTCCCCAGCAAGCTCCCCGCCGGGGCAGTTGGCGGCATCCAGCAAGCGCCGGACGCTTTCCGCCTTGCGGGTTACATAAAAGCGGGCCTTGGTCTGGCTCTCGGGCGACATATCCTCGTAGCACGCCATGGCGGCGCGGATGTGGGTGCAAAAGCTCTGCATTTTGTCCATAGATCATTCCTCCCAGGGCTGCGGGGTGGGCCGCGTGCCGGTAAGCACGCTGGCGGGCATTCCGTCAATGATGGTCATATCGGGATCCATGCTGACTGTCTGACTGTTTTTCATTTCATTTTCCTCCTTCATTGGCAATATTTACATCTCATGTACCAGATTCTACCATGCGCCAGAAGAAAATGAAATTGGTGTAATTTTTGTCGAATGGCGCAGAGTTTTTCTGCGCCATTTTTCTTTTATAACACGCTGCGTTTAGGGGTGATAAGTATGAGTTATTTTACCGCTGCTCAAATCGGAAAAGCTCTCTCAAAAGCGCGGGTATCCGCCGGGCTAAGCCAGAGAGAGCTTGCGATCCGCATCCAGATGGGGGAGAGGACAGTGCAAAGCTGGGAAAAAGGAGACACAAGCCCGGACAGTGACGAGATCATGGATTGGTGCGCGGCCTGTGGAGTGTCCCCTATCACGGTGTTTATGGAAGTTCTGCACCCGGATCTGTACGCGGTGCCAGACGGGCAGAAGGAAGACGCAGCCATAGATAAGGAGCTGCACACGCTGGTGCAGGCGCTTCCACCGCTCACCCGGCGGCTTCTGTTGTTTGTGCTCAAAGGCCGACACGGGAGCAGCCCGCCTGCGGTTATATCTGAAATAGCCGCAAACCTCCACTGCCCGCTCAACAACAGGGTCAGCGTGTGCGGCACTATCATCGATCAGTACAGCTTTGCCCAGATCAGAGGGCTTGACCCGTGCCCGGACGAGCCGCAGCCTCCGATGGAGGATTTGAAGATCAATTACAAGTCAGGGCGCACAGCGTCAGAGAACGGCGCTTTGGGCTATATAGGGCGCAGAAAGGAGTAGCGTAATGAAATGTGTCAGATGCCACGTAAACATCCCGGACAAGGCCCTATTTTGCCCGTGGTGCGGAAAGCAGCAGGATGCAACGTCTGCTCCCGTGCATAGAAAAAAGCGCCGCCGCCCAAAAGGCAGCGGCAGCGTGTACAAGCTGAAAGGTGCCCGGGCAAGGCCCTATGTAGCCGTGACCGGGAAAAAGGAAGTGCTGGGCACATACGGAACGCCCGGGGAAGCTGTCCAGGCGCTTGACGCATACAACGCCCAGAACACCCCTGCAGAGCGCCTGAAGTGTACTTTTGCGGATGCCTACGAGAAATGGCGGGCACAGCCAAAGTTTTCAAGTCTCAGCCGGGACATGATAAATGGATACGAGCTGGCTTTCAAAAAATCCGCTCCGCTGTACAGCCGACAAATGCGAGACCTGAAAGCGGAGGACTATCAGCAGATCATAGACCAGATGGTCGCAGAAGGTCTCTCCCGCAGCTCGTGTGAGAAGCAGCGCACCCTTTTCAGCCAGCTATGTGAGTGGGCAATGGCCCAGGACATCATCAACAAGAACTATGCCCAGCTCCTTCACCTTCCTGCCGCAGCCGGAAAGGCAGAGCGCACCCTTACGGCGGACGAGATTGCCAAGATCAGCGCCTACCAGACCGACAAGCGCTTTGGTCAGACAGCGCAGATTGCTATGGTGCTTCTCTACACCGGCATGCGCATCGATGAGCTACTTTCCATGCGCTGCGAGAACGTGTACCTGAAAGAGCATTACATGCAGGGCGGTGAAAAAACGGAAGCGGGCAAAAACCGCATCATCCCCATCCTCGACCCCATTTACAAAATCATCGCCTTCTGGATGATGGACAGCGGGTGCGAGTGGCTGATACCCTCCAAGGCTGGAACAAAGATGGACAAGAGAAACGTGGCCACAAAGTTCCGGGCCTTGATGCAGGAGTGTCAAATCGATGGCGTGCACCCGCACACCCTTCGCCACACGGCCAGCAGCAAGATGGTGGAGTGCGGCCTTGAAAAAACCGCCGTGCAGGCTATCCTCGGTCACAAAAATTTTTCCACCACAGCAAACAAGTACGTTTCCCACAACGACCCGGCATATTTGTTACAGGAGATGCAAAAGATGAAATACTGATTTCGTTAGCTTGTTTGTTAGTTTATTCCGAATTATTACCGCATTTTGCCGTGTTTTCACAAAAGAAAATGCCGTTCATGTGATTCAACATCACGAATGAACGGCATTTTTTGGAGCTAGTGACAGGAGTTGAACCTGCAACCCACTGATTACAAATCAATAATATTTTTCGTATTTATGCTATTTTTTCAGAAAATGTAAGTTTGTTGTTTGCTTATGGCGTATTATAAAAGCGATA